GGGTCTGACACAGCTAGATCTGTTACATCTATGGTAGTAGTTGTTCCAGAGACTGTAAGGTTTCCTTCGATTGTTAGGTCTGTCTCTACAGTGACATCGCCAGTAAATGTTGCACCAGCAAGCGATGCCTTAGCGTCTAGTGCAGTCTGAGTTGCAGTAGACACTGGCTTGTTTGCGTCAGAGGTGTTGTCTACGTTGCCAAGACCTACGTGTGACTTAGTTACACCAGAAACTGTACCTGTAAAGGTAGGGTCAGCCGTAGGTGCCTTAGCATCTAGCTGAGTCTGAATAGCAGAAGTGACACCATTTACATATCCAAGCTCAGTAGACGAGACATCTCCGACAGAGGTAGTGCTTGGAAGAACTACAGTTCCTGTAAAGGTTGGTCCACTTAGTGGTGCATATGTAGATGATGCAGTAGCAGATGCAAGCTTGGCATCTAGCTGACCTTGAATTCCAGAAGTTACGCCATTCACATATCCAAGTTCTGTAGAAGAAACATCACCAATTGATGTACTTGTTGGCAATACTACGGTTCCAGTAAAAGTAGGATTAGAGGTTGGAGCCTTGTCATCTAGCTCGCTTTGAATGCTTACGTCAGCTGCAGCTAGGGCATCTAGCTGGCCCTGAACGGATGCTGTAACACCATACAAATATTCAACTTCTTCTAGTGAAAGAGTTCCAAGCCTGTCTATAATTAAACTATTTACTTGCGAGGCATTAGGTAGAAATGATGTGTTGCTCCATGTGGCAGTACCATTTCCAATTTTAAAAGTTCCTGTGGTTGTGTCATATGCCAAGGTTCCTGCTGCAATAGCAGATGTGTCTGCGTTCCACTGAGTAGTTGTCTTCTTAGCAATAGGAACAACCTTAGATGCGAAGTTTGGGTCATCATTAATTGCTGCAGCTAGCTCGTTTAGAGTATTTAGAAGATCTGGTGCACCATCAATAATGGATAGCAGCTCAGATGAGCTGGTAAAGTAGTCAAGATCATCCCAGTGATTGATTCCATCACCAATCTTAAACTTGTTGGTGTCGGTTTCAAAACCAATTTCACCAGCTGCTAGAATAGGGTTAGCTGTGCCCCACTGAGACTCTGTTCCTCTACGTTGCTGCATTCTTGTTGCCATAGTATTTTATCTCCTAATATCGGGTTTTGGCCCTCAATACTCATTTCTAATTATAACATTCATTTTGAAATGCTTAATTAAAGTTATCTATTGCTATTCCGCCATTCCAGGTCATTGCCCATTCATTTAGGTTGTAATAGCCTGCATCTGTAATAGATACAAAATCTCCATCGTAGAATCCACCATCTTGGAAAATACTAACAATAAGTCCATCTCCACCGATTGAGGTATCGTGAATGTGCTGAGGTAGATTGATGACATCGTTGTATGTTGCCATAACAGTCCATGCATCATTAAAATAAATATTCATTCTAGAGTTAGTTGTATTAAACCATTGCATTCCAACAATTGGATCCTCTGGTGCTGTATCTTGAACCACTACTAGTCTAGAATCTACATAGGACTTAGTTACTGCATGTGTTGACTCTGTTGGTTCAGCGACTACAACAGTGCCTCCAAAGCTACCGCCATCTGTAACGATCAGCCCATTCTTGACTTTAAAGTCTTTTTCTGTTGTAGTCATTCAATTCTCCTGATTAAAACTTGTGGGTGGTGGGGTTTTTGAGGAACCCCACCAGAAACCTTTATTTAATTACGCTAGCAGTGTACCAACTACAGTAACTGTAGAGCTGTTGTTAGCGGTTGTTACTAGTAGCTGTACGTCTGTACCGCTGATTCCTGCAGAAATAGTAGATGCTGAACCGTTAGTTCCAACAATACCATATTCTGTAATTGCAATATTTTCAGAATCATCTAGGGTCAAAAGAACCTTTGAAATTTCTGTGTGTGTTCCATAAGCAACCTTCACAAGGAATTCAGCTGAGCGATAGTCTGCGTGTGCCCAGGCGTAAGCTGTCTGCACACCAGCAGTTGGTGCTGATAGAGTAGCTGCAACCTGTAGAGCAATCTCATCAATGCTTACTGTGCTGAACATTGAGTCAGTACCCTGAAGTGCATCTACTGCTCGCTCATCTGTGAAGTAAAGGTTGTTTGTACCTTCATCTAGGTCATCAGTGTCAGAGTCTGCAACACCGTTTTCTGCGGTAATGGTAAGACCAGAACCGTTGCCAGTGATTGTGATGTTGGTTAGTGTTGCACCAGTTAGAAGTTCTGCTGCAGATGTCTTAGCACGGCCATCAGTGAAGTATAGGTTAGTTGCTCCTTCTTCAATGTCGTCTGTGTCTAGGTCATTGATAGCGTCTCCAATGGTTCCACCTACTGCATCGATTGCTCTCTGGTTAGTGAAGTAGAGGTTATTAGAACCTTCCTCAATGTCATCACTATCTAGTGCAGCAATTTCGTCATCTGTGTAAAGCTTTGCATCAGCTTCAGCTAGGTCAGCATAGTTCTGGTAAGCAGTTGTAATTGCAGTTTCACGAGTGTCTGTGTAAGCCTTTGCATTATTCTCTGCAGTAAGAGCTACGCCATCAGCATAAGTATTTGCATCTGCCTCTGCGGTATCAGCATAGCCCTGGTAAGCAAGGGTAATTGCTGCTTCACGATCATCTGTGTAGCCGTTTGCATTGTCTTCTGCAGTATTTGCATAGCCCTGAGCAGCGGTGTCTAGATCTGTGATTTCATCATCTACATAAGACTTGGTAGCTGTGTAGGTGTCATCGATTGCAAACGATGTTCCAGTTAGGGTCAATCCAGTGCCTGCGGTGTACTCTCCAGCACCAGAGAACTGATCAAACTCAATTGGGTCAGTTCCTAGTGTTGTAACAACGTTTACCTGTACCCAACCAGTGTTACCGTAAGTGCTACCACCAGTTACGAAGGTAAAGTCACCACCCTGAATTTCAGCAGAAGAGTTGTAGTCAGCTGCACGGACCCAGGCTCCAGCCTTTGCAAGGTAGATACCATTATCCTCTGCATCAGTCTGAGACTTTACAAGAACACGGTTGTCTGCAACTAGCTGCACACCATCGATCTCAAGCAGTCCACCAGTAGCAAGATCTACGTTTGCTGTAGTAGCTGCAACTGCAGATGCGTGAACGTGTAGACCTTCTGCAACTGCGTCTACGTACTGCTTGGTAGCAGCACCTAGTGCCTGAGTTGGATCTCCATTTAGGATTACATCTCCAGTAAAGGTTGCTCCAGCAAGTGGTGCATATAGAGCTGCTGCAGCGGTAGCTGCTGCATCAATTGCATCAAGCTCGGCCTGGTCAGTATATGCTGCAGCTGTTGAAACAGCATCTGCTTCGGCTGTGTCTGCATATGACTGATAAGCTGTTGTGATAGCAGTTTCACGAGTGTCGGTGTATGCCTTTGCGTCTGTTTCTGCCTGGTCTGCATATGTCCTTAGAGATGTGTCTAGGTCAGAGATTTCGTCATCAGTGTATGAGTTTGCAGATCCAAGGGTTGCGGTGTCTGCATCGTCTACATAGTTCTTAGTTGTAGCATCTGTACCAGCAGTAGGTGTTCCAAGATCTTCAATCTTGTTACCGTTCATGTCTAGGTTTACAGATAGGTTGGTCCCCGAACCAAGAGTCTTGTTGGTTAGAGTCTGAGAGTCAGAAGTTCCTACAACGTCGCCTGTTACTCCGTGTACACCAGTTGTCTCAGAGCTGTGGTTTGAGATTGCGGTATCACGGTTTGTGGCTTCTTGTCCAACTGCAGATGTAACATCTGAGTTTGTTGCAAAGTCATAAGAGCCGATTAGGTCATCTGAAATTGAGTCAATATCAACATCAAGGTTGTCACCGTTAGTGGTTAGGTAATCTCCTGCCATTTCTCCAGCAAGTGATACCTGGTCAAGGGAAAGTGCTCCTGCACCATCTACTGACAAATTTCCTGTTACAGACTTGACTAGCGTTTCTCCACCGATTAGATCGATGATGAAGTCCTGGTCTGCCTGCTTCTTGGTTAGAATGTCGAAGTTGTTTACCTTTGCGGTGGTACCTTCAACAATCAGACCACTTTTAATCTTAAAGTCTTTTACGACTGTTGCCATTTTTTTATCTCCTTGTTAGTTATGCCTTAAGTCCAATACGTGCATAACGTAGTGTGACTGGCTTAATGACTGAATCTGGGGTAACAGTTAGTGCAACTGTATCTCCAGTCCTAGAGACGCTAATGGTGCCCATATTCCCATCGTTGTCTATTGTGCCATACTCAGAAACGGAAACGTCTTCTCCGTCCACCAAGATGGTTAACTCTGTGGCATAAAAGTAATTATCTCCCTGAGTTGTCTTTGAAAGGGAAATAATATACTTTACCATTCTCCATGCTGTAGCACTAAAGCTATCAAATACGGTTGGGTTTTGAATATCGCTTATTGTGCTTTCATTATTACCCGTTGTTCCAAGGTCAGTAGCCTGACCAGAAGCGGTATCAATAAGATCCGCATAGTCTTCCTGAGATGGACGATCTCCAGTCTCAAAGCGTGTTTTTACATAGGGTATAGATGTTCTTGCCATGGTTTAATTATACAGGAGTTTTATAGGATGTAGTTGCTGTAGCCAATAACCTGAATGCCAATACCTGGAACATTGTTTTGACCATATCCTTCAACACCAATTGTTGTGAATCTTACCCTAAATGGAAGGATGTCATTTATTCTAACTACTCTTGTTGGACCAACGATTTTAGCAATTCCAAAATCTGTTTCATTAATTCTTCTAGCTTTTACCTTGACTTCGTCAATAATAATTGCTTGAGCCATTAGTCAGTTACATCCTCAAGAATTACCATTTTGCCTTGGGCTACCGTCCAAACCTGTGCGTCATTGGCAGTAGATAGCTGTATGTCAAAAATATCTCCAGTCTCCAACTCGACAGACTCTGTCGCAGATAAGAAGACTGTAAACTCTCCAGGAGCATCATCTAGATCAGCTTCTGGATATAGGTCAAGAACTAGTGTGGCAGCGTCTGTAATTATTCCAGCATTTAGGCTGGAGTTTGGACGCTTAATCTTCATTGCAATAGTCCAGTCTGGAATATTCAAGGGTTGCTTCTGATCGTCTGTTACATAGACACGGAATGAAGCCGTGTCTCCACGAACCAATGTCCAGGTTACAATTGGTGGCCTATTGCCAACATCGTATGCGTTTGAAGATCCTCTTAAAGTTGCCATAATTTATTATACACTAAGCTAGTCCAGCTTTTAGTGCCCCCCAAGTTCCATTACCTTTTGCCTCAACGATGATTAAGCCAGTTGTTGCTGCGTGAGCAACAACTCCAACTGCACCGCCAGCATCTTGCTGAGTTGTTAGTCCTCCAGACTGTCCTGCATATAAAATATCTCCCGCAGAAAAGCTAGAGGTATTAACTCCTTCTAGCACTCCAGACACCACAACAATTCCATTTACTCCAGCTGCAATGCTTGTCTTTGCAAGTCCAAGAATTGGCTGGGTTGTAGAAGAGGTAGCTCTTGCAACAGTTGTGGCAGTAGCATATCCAGTAACATAGACTGGGTCTCCAGCCTGAATGTTTGTCTGAGTGTTATTTGATACAGCAATCTGAGAGTATGATGCTAATGGTAGCACAGCTTCTAGCTTCTCAACAAGCTGTCTAATATCCCCATGAACATTTACTGGATCAGTAGGTTCTGGGTATGGTAGGTCGTATGCGTTCGATTCTCCAGATGCCATAAATTTAATTATAGCATGACAAATTGCTTAAAAAGTGGTATACTTTTTAGGATAAGACCCTTAAACAAGGTCTTTTTGCTTTAGGAGGTGCAATTTGAAAAAGGTTGCAATACTAGGAGCGGTAGTAGTATTACTTGGCTGTTCTGCAGCTACCGTGGCTGATGACCATAAATCATTAAGTACAATTGAAGATACAACAAAGCCAACGATTGAGACTATGTCTTTAATCATTGAAACAAGCAAGACACAAACAAGACTTGAGCAGGAAGCTGCTGAAGCACTACAAGAAAAGATAGACCTAGCTGAATACAACAAGTCGCTTCTAAAAAACAAGGAAGCTCTAGGTAAAAGACTTGACCTACTTGAAAAGTATGTAGGAAAAACCTGGTATGTATTTGGTGGATCTTCTACGTCTGGATGGGACTGCTCAGGAATGACTAGGTGGTTTTATGAAGGACTTGGAGTTGAGCTAGAGCATTCTGCTAGTAAGCAGGCAAAAAATGCTGGATTTTATGTAGATACCCCACAAATTGGAGACATCGTTGCTTTTAAGCACCTAAACTCTAAGAAGTATTACCATGTTGGAATTTATGCTGGTGATGGTATGGTAATCCATGCCAAGAAGCCAGGTACAAGAACAGAAAAGATTGAACTAACAGACGGATGGTTTTCTCAAAGTGAGATTTCCTTTATCAGAGTAATAGAAAATTAATTATGAAAACATATGCGATTATGGCAACTATAAGTCTTGTGGCTAGTCTAACTACCGCAAATGTGTCTCAAAGCGACGAGGATCATTTCTCAGCGACTCAGAGCCTTATTGTTCCGAATTATACGATTAGCTTTGATCGTGGCTCATATGAGCTTGTAGAGGCCAATTACGACAGGAAGACCCAGCTGTCTGATGATGAGCTTGACTCTATTCTTAGACAAGCTGGTTTTTCTGGTGATGGCTTAAAGATGGCAAAGGCTATTGTATTCTATGAGTCTACCAATAGACCTATGGCACTTAACAAGTCTAGCAATTGCTATGGACTATTCCAGATAAACATGACTGGTTCTATGGGTCCTGATCGTAGAAAGAAATATGGACTAAAGTCTAACGAGGACTTGTACAATCCACTTATCAGTGCTCAGATTGCGTATCAAATGTCAAATGGTGGAACCACCTGGAGTGCCTGGTCTACTGAGACTCAGGCAAAGAAATTATCTTTAAAGTAATTACTTTTACCACTTGCCAAGAGGGCACTGGGCATTGTTTAGCTTAGTCTTTAAATTCATTAAACACCCGCATTTTTTGCACTGATTTGTTGTCTTAATTAGTTCTGGGCAAGCCTTACAGATTGCTAGCCTTCTTTCAGATGTTTGTTCATCAACATATTCTGTACTTGGATTTAGCATATCCCATGGTCTAGTATCACCAAGATTTTGCTTCCACTTCTGCCAAGGAGAAAGTTCTGACACCATTACCCCTGAACTGAATTAAACTGACCGTCAATATACGTCCAGCCAAATTGAACCCCAGGGGTGTTTGTTGACTCTACAACAATTGGATTAGAAGATAGCCCAGCCCAAAGTCTTTCATAGTTTGCAGAAGTGTTTGGTATGTGAATTGTTCCAACTACATCACCATCCACAATAAATGCAAATGTTTTAATTTCAATTTCGCTCATCATGCTCCTTAAGTAAAATTATACCATAGCCATGTATTTTAACATATCCATAGACCATCTATACACTCACATTCTGGGAATGGCTTGGGTCCATTACATGGAGGTGGTGTAAAAGACGGGAAGAACGGGAAGAACGGGAAGAACGGTGGGAAGTATGGTCCCTGTGAAGGTGTACAGCTAACTATTGGATAATCAGACTGGCTAGTCTGAGGATTTCCAGGGGTTTGGCCAGCATTAAGACATTGCGTCTCTAGGGAGTCAAGAACTACTTGCAGTGATGCATCTGATTCTGAAACATAGGTATTTCCTCCAGAACAGCAGTCGACTCCATACCATATTGTTGGAGTAGTACAATTATTTGTAGTAACACTGTCTGAATCTGAAATGCTACTTCCAGTTCCATTTAGTCCACTATAAAGTGTTATGGTGTATGTGTAATTAGTTCCACACTGTAGCCCATTATCTGTAGCAGATGTGTTAGTTGTATTGAATGGTCCACCACCAAGAACATCGCCATTACGAACAATCTGATATGATGCCTGTGTAAAGTCAGACACGGTCCAGCTTAACTGGGTAGTTGTTTCACCAGTAGACGTTGCCGTTAGTGTTACCGATGGTGGGAAAGATGGGAAGAATGGAGGAACAGAAATCAAGTTATAAAGTCTAAACTGAACAACAGTTTCGTAGTCAACCAAGGTATTTGAAACTGGACTTTGTTCAGCAACTAAATTATCCAAAGAACCATTAGTTGTGTCTACGTCTGAGCCCAGTGAATAATTCAAACCACTAGACTCTAGCAAAGCAATGGCTGCAGATGAAGAAAGACCAGAAAGATCTGGGACTAAAACCATTCCCTTTGCTGATGCATAGTAACCAAATGCATTTACCATTGCATCACCTATGCCTTCAAATCACCGATTAGATGCCATTCGTTTGTGCCAATTTTTGTTAGCATTGCTCCAGAATACTGTGTAGAGATTTTTGCATTATTATTTTTGCTTCTAATAGTCACTCCAGATCCAGAAACAGCAGCGATGCTGACTTCTCCAGATCCATATCTCATAACTTCAAGTCTTGCTCCGATTGGCAGTGCCACTGAAGAATTAGCTGGAATAAGCAACTCTAAGTTTGAAGAGCTATTCATACGAATCATTTTGTTTGCATCTGCAACGGTAATTGTGTAGGACAAAGTTTTTTCGTCTATAGCAATATTCTTATAATCTATCCAGGCACCGCCAGAGTAATACTGAATTTGATTAATTGTATTTCCATTAGCATCTTGACGAATAAATGCAACAATGCCATTTACTGGAGATGCTATTGCTGCATCTCTTGCTGCTGGATTTTGAAAATTATTTACACCAGCTTTGGCTGATATGACAATATCAAATGTTGTTGCTGATGAAAAAGAATGATTACCACTCCAAGAATAGTCTGCAGATGTGCTTGCCAAGCCAGCAGTTGGATACCAGGTATCGGTTGCAGAATCGTAAATGTAAGCTACCTTTGAGCTAGAAGAAATAGTTGTCATGCCTCGTAACTCCAAACTTGATAATCCCCAGTATCAAAGCTTCCTGAGCCAGACAGGCTTAGCTGCACTGAAGTAATTTCATTTGTGTTTTTGTAATAACCAAAATACGGTCCTTCAGAAGTATCTGCAATGGTTGCTACTGGCTTCAGGAAAGCAGCAGTGTTTGCGAGGTCAACCTCTATAGTTAAATCTTGAGTTGCAGTATTAGAAAATGTTGGAGATGAAAGTGAAGATGCAGAAACAAGACCTCCAGTATTAGTATAGTTTGGACCAGAGTCAGAGTTAAACCTTACTAGCAATCCTAGATCGGCATTAGTATTAGAGTGTCCCCAGTCTTTTAAGACTACATAAAACTTTTCTCCAGATATTCCAGAAACAGAAACAGATGAGCCAGATAAAGATCCAGAAGCAATTAGCTTCCATGTTGGATTTTCAATAATCGGAACTGTGCTATCGGAGTCTACCCAGATAAAACCATCAACTGGATTTGTTGGCTCAGATGCTCTATAATCAGAACCTACTCCAGTTGCCTCTAGATCGTCTACTCTAGAATCTAAGGCCTTTATGTGTCCTGCTACTGAGTTTGGTACTATGTCATCTTCATCAGTATTGGCTGGATCATAGTCTTCAGCACCATAGTGATAAAGGCGTAGTGCTGCCTGAATATCTGCTGGGTTTGCATACCCTGGCATTTTTGTAGGGTATAGAGATCCAATATTTTCAGAAGCCATTATTTATCACCACTTCAAATTATACCACAGTAATAGAAAGGTGAACTACTTTCTGGCCTGTTACATCAGACCACTCGCTATCAACATACTCTATTGCCTTGATCGTAATTGGCAATGAAATTAGGCTATCAAAGAATTGAATCTCTCCAACTGTAACTGCTAGTGATACTGGGTTAACATTCAGTACGTTGCATTGCACATTAAAATTTTCAGCTGTATAGCTTCCGATTTGATCTGCTGGAACCATTGCTACCAGTGGGATATTTATCTCTACTTCTCCGTCAGAGAATGTTCTTGAAAGATTTTCACTATATGTATTTGGAATTAACTTAAAGAGTTTTGCCCATGCGGGAGATCCACCTGGACCTGCAATATACTGATACATAAATAAGTAATCCGAGTCTGATGGTAGAAGATTGATATATGTATCATATATTTGTGGGATTTCTGGAAGCTCTACAGATGCTGGGTCTCCAAGACCGTATAGGATTAGACTTCCTCTGTCTCCCTGTGGACCAAAGTCAAGATCTACGCTAACCTCTGCTGGTCCTCCAAGAACAGTAAGCTCCTCAGAAGATAGTAAGACTTCTGCCATTATACAGCTCCACTAACATCTGCAGTAACTGAAACAGTTCCAGTTAGCAGTGTGTATACCTTGGCTGGTGACCCAGGCTTAGTTACCTGAACATCATAGACATACGATGTTCCAGCCACAAGCTGTCTTCCAAGAGCTGGAAGTATCGTACAGGTTACGGTGCTATCGCTTGCAATTTCTGCTAGACATTCAAACTGTGTGCCAGACGCACCTCTTGCAGTTGCAATATAAAACTGAGAGCTATATCCTGATAGATCAAATACTCCACCTACGGAGTTTTTAGGGTATACCTTAAATTCATAGGTATCACCCTCATAATAATTAATGTTAAAAGTTCCTGGAAATGCCATAGCTCTTATTATAGCACGTTAAGAAACAGAAATATGTATAGATTTAAGTCTGGCTAAAGCATCCATGTCAGTTCTTAGCTGAGGGACTGCCCCAGAGTTTTTATCAGACTCGCTTTCTATAAAAATAGACTGAGTCACGGACATTTCGTATGTGTATTGATACTTTAACACTCCCATCAGGGTCGTTACGTCTCTTTCTGTTCCTGGAAAGAATGTCCTACACCAAAGCTCTGTATTGCTGCTAAAAGTTTCTACTTCAAAGGTATAAGTAATATCTACTCTGCTGCCAACCTTGAGACCTTTTAAATTAATCCTTTTTGTGTCTCCGCCATAAAGGCTGACGGAATCTCTTGGCAGATAGTTTTCTATTGATGGATTTCTGTCTATCACAAATGACACCCAGCCATCTTGACCACGGGTTGCCCCTAGTCTGGTTTGACTAGTA